CTCGTCATCGGCAACGCGCAGCTCCGGCGCATCGGCGATCAGACCACGGAAGAAGTGAATCTTCTGCTTCTTGTGCTCGATTTCGTAGTACTCGGCCACGGTGATGACGTCGGGCGTGTTCCAGTCGAAGAAGGCGCCGTCAGAGGTGAATTCCGGCCAGCTCTCCGGGTCTTCGCCTGGGTAGGTATCCTTGAACGCGTCCGGAGTGAACTGCGTCAGCAGGAAGCCGAAGTCGGCATCCTTCTTGTCCTGGCGCTTGGCATTCTGGTCAAAGAACACGGTCACGTCGGCGTCGAAGATCGGCTCGATGCGGATACGCTGGCGGTCGTCGTCCTCGTCTTCGTCATCTTCGTAGCACGCGCGCATGCGGTAGGCGCCGAAGCCACCGGTCACCGCCTCTTCGAACGCATTGTCCAGCGCTTCCTGCGCGCCGCTGTCGTATTCATCCGCGCGGTACAGGGAATCGCAGGTATCGGCCAACTTGTCGTCGGCGCTGCCGTCCTTGCTGGTGAAGTCGACGTCGACGCGGTTGTTACGGTACTCGTTGATGATGCGGATGACAGCCAGGTGGACCTTGTTCATTTCGAACATCGGCTTGTTGGCGAACTGCTGGCCAAGCGCGCCTTCCCACTGGGCACCGGTCACCGAAGTGAAGCGGCGGTCAGCGGCGCACTGCTGGCGCACATCGTAGACCGCGCTCCATGCATCGTTGAATCGGCGCATTGCCCGCTCATGCACGGCGGCTAGGCGGTCTTCTTTGGTCTGTGTCATGACGGCAATCCTTTCTGTCTGGAATTGCCGATAGTGTACGCCTATCGCTTACCGAAGTGTGATTTGGTGGGGAGTGGGACGACAACAACGACCGGCTTAGGCGGCAGCAACGCAACATGCTCCCCGCCGCCCATCATCATGTATTGCAGAGATTCGCATGGGTGCGAGTATGCGTTCTTGTCCGGGGCATCGCGGTATCGGTCATCACCGGCAACCGCAACACGCTTGAATTGGTAGGCGCCTTGCATCCCCTTGCGCGTGATCTTGCAATCCGGATGGATCAGGAACCCAGGCTCGCCATCGATCATGCGGCGTAGCGGCGTGGCCACCGACTCACTCCGGATGCTGAAGTCATTGGTCGAAGCAGGTGACGCGATGATGCCGTTGGCGCCCAGCAGCTGGAATACCGTTCGCTCTTCGTTGTCGCCGCCTTGCCGCTGATCGCCGGCCGGGTCACCCGTGATAGCGTTGATCGGCCATCCTTGATAGTGAATACCTATGAACTTCTTCAACTCGTTAGCAAAACGTATGACGCCCGTGTCAGTCGTCACCAGCTCATGCCGGATTCGCCATTGCCCCATTACCGTGCGCTGGCCGAATGTCGCCGCCGGCGTCAGCCCGAAGTCCAAGCCAATCCATAGGCCAAGCTCTGGCACGAGTTCGAACGGCAGGCAGTGCGTGCTGTCGCGGTACTCTGGCCACACCGGCTTGCCATCCTTCACGAAGCCGTACTCGTTGGCCAGATTGACCAGGATCCAGTCTTCGCTCTTGCCCTGCGCACCCTTCATGTAGTAGCCAGGCGGCAGGTTATGCACGTTCTCGGCACCCGGATTCTCGCGCCATGGAGCATCCTTGTTATCGCGGATCAGGCCGCCAGGCTGACGCAGGAATGTCCAGCCATCCGGCCGCTCTTCCTCCGACAGGCGGTAGTACCAGTGATCGGTATCTGGCGCGTTGGTGTCGCCGAACATGCCGTACCACGTCGGCCGTGCGTCTTGCGGGTAGCGGCCAATGCGCAAGTCGACCATTGAAACGATGGCGAATGGTAGTTCCTTGACCTCGTTCAACCAGGCGGCGGTCAGCTGCAAGCCACGAAGCTTCTTGACGTGCTCGGCGCGATCCAGCGCCAGGAAGACCAGCTCAGACTGCACGCGCGTACCGTCATCCAGCTGGAATTCAAGCTTATGCGTTGGCGGCTCCAAGCCACCCTTGGTGAACCGGCCGAGCGGCTCGAACATTTCCAGCCAATCCTTGATCGTGGTCGAGAACAGGTCGGGGTAGGTGTTGCGGATCGCAGCAATGCGCGTCTTGCGCACACCTTCCTTGTTCGGCTCCTGGTCGAGCATCGCGCGGAAGACCTTCCAGCAGCTCGCGTTCGTCTTTGACGAGCCAAGCGGGCCCATGATAAAGCAGCGCTGCTCACGGTTCAGCAGGTACTGTTCAAGCACTGGGCCCTGGGGCGCGTAGTCGAACTCAATCTGCGGCATCGCGGCGCCCAGTGTAATCCCGGACCACAACGGTGATCGCAGAGCCATCCTCGCCGGTGACCTGCATCGGCAAGACTTTGCCCACCAGCGTGAGGAACGCCTTAGGATTCTCTGTGGCCTGCTCAGTCAGATACTGCACGCCGCCAACGTTATCGAGCGCCTGCATGATCATATCCTTGAGGATGCGCGTGCTCTTGTTCGGCAAACCCTTCGGGCGGCCAGGTCCGGCGCCTTTGAGATTTCCTGTCGTTTTCTTAACTGGCTTGGTTTCGCTGTTGCCCATTAGAAACCCCATTCATCGAAGAGTTTCCAGAGCTTGCGCCCGAACAGCGCATATACAGCGATGAGGATGATTGTTGCCATGATGCTTCTCCTACAGGTCTACCGGCATACGGCCGGCGTCGGTTGCAGGAATGATACACGGAATGGTTGCAGATTGGGAATATGTGGGGTATGGACGGAAAAAATGGCCGGCGCCCTGCGAGGAAGACCGGCCACAAGTACAACTAGGAGATAGATCCGCCGGAAGCTAAACCCGGCTAAGCTGGCCAACAAGGGAAACTGAAGTGGTGGCAGGCACTGAACCCCTGCATTTCCCAGTTCGAGATACGTCCGCTCGAAAACGTGCCCGGGTTCACTATCACGCGCGCATCAGCCTGCGCATTCACCACACGGCTGCTGACTTCCTCGCCACTGAGTGGGGCGAGACGCATCAAAGATGCGCAATCCTCTATATCAAATCAGCATGCGTGTGGTGACTAGATAGGCTCTAGTCGGGCCATGCGCAGAGCTACACCCTTGTCTGCGCAGCGTGGCTCCAGTTTCGCCGAGTTTGTGGGGACATTCCCGCTGGTGCCGTGATTTTGCTGTCTTTCCAGCTGTCAGGAATTATGGCTATCCAAGCGCCCTAGCTGTATCGCTCTGCTTCGCGTCCGCGCTCTAAACTATAACCAGTAGTTAGAGAATCCCGGTTGTCTTTCCAACTGTCATCCGAGGAACCCCAAATCAAAATCATTTGGCCTCTAAATCTTGCCAGTTGCCTCTGGCGGCGCCCGATATCAGCGCGGCTTCTTTCTATGGCTGGCGGGCTACAGGCCCATTAAGCTGCGCACTCTGGAAGGTTCTTTGCACAGCGCCCATTAAGGCTCAGTTTCAGCACTTTTTCACTACTACAATTCTTGCTGCTTGCCGTTCTCCTGGCTCTCCGTAGATTCCCCAGTACCGTCAATGCAGTCGATGGGTGGAGATTACTGCTGTTCGGATGCGGTGTCAACGGCATCGTGCAATTGTTGTTTCAGCGCGTAACCCATCAGCGGCCATAATTTGTTGACGGCGTTCTCGCGCGCGATCTTGCGGCCAATTTCAGCGTCGAAGTTTTCTGGACTGGCGCAGGCACTCTCGCCGGTGACAGTGAAACCGTTGCGCAGGACCAGCACGCAGAAGGTCAGCAAGCCCAAGGCTGGATTGCTCGGCGTGCTGTGCGTGCACGCTTCGAACATTTCCTTGGCCTGTGCAGCGTGCAGAAAATTGGTGCCAGTAGGCCAGCCGCGATCGTTGCCGCGCGCATCCGGGCCGCGCCCGTCGAAACTGATACCGCCATCAGGCATAAAGTCGCTCGGCAACTTCCAGCCAAGGAAGCGGTTGACCATTTTGCCAACGGGCGGTGCGATGGCATCAGCTGCCGTGAAGTAATACTCGGCGGCGATGTTGGCCCCGATGTCGGCCGGCGTCACACGCGGCGCGGTCAAGCCTTTGGCTTGGATTTCGGATTCCATTGCGCTGTCGCTATCGTGGATACGTTGCATGTGGTGCTCCTTGAAATGCCGGCCAGGTCGGCGGCCGGCTTGCCGTTATCTTGCTGGGCGGTTGAACGGGAAGCCAAGCTCCCGGCGCGCGCGGTCGTGGTCGGATTGATTCACTTCTTCCTCCGATTAGAAAAATGCTCATCCAAAGATTGCATCAGATCCTGCGATATGGATTGAATGCTGTATGCCTCAAACTCGCTACTTGGTGCATTCTCCCCCATTGCTTCACGGATTCGCTGCCAAATGTGTACAGCTTCATGCACCAGCATAGCGAATTGTTGAGAGCGGCTCCTGGTTTTGTCCGGGCGATAGCAGACCACTGAATATTTTCGATCGGCGTCTGTGATGTGATGCACCGTAGCGTTAAAGCCATCGGTGATCCATTCACCCCGATATTGCTTTGGAACGTTGAGCTGCTTCTGCGCTTTATCGAAAGCTTCTGGAGTCAAACAGATCGCCCATTGGATTGGTGACCTGATGAGATTTCTGTCGTAGTACATTGGATCTTTGCTCATCACCGAACCCGATAAAAATATTTGCCGCTGAGCGTATCCAGCTCTTCCAGCGACTTGTCGGAGAGGTTGCGGGTGTCGTACTCGGCGCCGCAGAGCGCAGCCCAATGGTCGAGCGCCGGCCGGTCGGTGTGCCGGATCGTGGCGCGGGCCTTGACCAGCTCTTTCAACTGCTGCCCGCGCAGGCTGTGTAGGGCGTTGGTAGCGGTGTTCATGGTTTAGCCTTTATCGATATGTTCTTCTGCTATTTCAACGCCAACCTCAAATCCGCGTTTCACGTAGCCCCAAATGTATCCCACACAAATTGATGGTAATGCAAGAAGCATCAATACGTTCATCGCCGCGCCCTCCACCATTCGATCAAGGCTTCGACGCCCAGCGCCAGCGCGAACAGCAGGCCAGCAGCGAAGAAGGTTTGGAATATCAGGTCAGCGATGGTCATGGCTTTTCTACCTCATGGTGAATTATCAAACGGCTCGTATCGATGTACTGAACATCGCGCATCTGGTCCATACTGTACTGAGGCTTGGTGACATGCTTTTCACTCCATGCCCTGAGCGCATACGCCTCTGCCGAATTTTCAGGCTTGATATGGACGACGCCATATTCGTCAAATTCTGCTTTCATGCCACCTCCTCAGGATGCTTCTCATGGATGCTGGCCACGTTGACGCGGTGCGTCAAGCGGCGCATAACCTCGTTGGCGGCGCGCTCGACGTCGATGCTACGGATGCACGTCATCTGCGCATCGTGGCTGCTCAGGGCCGTGTTCATGGCCTGAAGCTCTTCGCCGGTGAACAGATAGCGGTTGGTCTTCAGCGCGCGCCGTACGCACGCCAGCATGGCTTGGCTTGCGGCCTTGAACTCGTCGCGGTATTCCGGGCCGATGCCCTGCTCGGTCATGACCAAGGCCATGTTGATGGCGCCGTTGAGCCGGTCCCAGTCGTGCTCGTCGCCGACGCCGCGCGCCATGTTCGACATCGCGGTGTGGTTGGTCAGCAGCGTGCTTTGCAGGTGCGTCGCGTGCTGGTCGCTCATTCCCCCAAAAAATGTTGTCATCGGGTTTTTGCTGATGTACTTCGGTCCCTGGTACTTCTTGCGGCGCTTAGTCATGGTGGCCACCTTCGCTGTCTGCGGCGCCGACGTAGCGCGCTGCCCGGTCCATGTTGCGGTACTGCTTCAGCGGCATGCGCAGGGACGCCGGCAGGATCTTGGCTACGTGCTCGGCAGCGATTGCCTGCTGGTCAGGCTCTGGCGGGTTCTTCGCAGCCCATTCAGCATCGACGCGCTTGCACCAGCCGATAAAGCCGCGCACGGCGACATACAACACCACGCCGATGATCAGCAGGTTGACTATGGTTTGAGGGTTGAATTGATACATTTTCTTCTCCGGTTGTGAAACATCAAGTGGGTGCTGCTACGGTTTTACTGCTCGATATCGCCAGCCTGTTGAATCCAGTCTTTTTCCATGCGATCGATCGTGTGCATATCGGCCTGGTATTGCTGGACGCTCTGGTTGGTACGCCGCTTGAATTCGGTATCGGCCGTGCGACGGGCCTCGGCCAACTTCTCTCGCTTTTCCTCGGCGGTCCTTTGGAAATCCGCTACCAGCGCTTTGATCTTGCGCAGCTGCTCGACGGCGGTGGCATCGTTAGCCGGCGCGCCAGCTGGTGGCGGCAATAGGCCGGCGACCGCTGGCGCTGGCAACAAGCCGGCCTTCACCGCTTGTTTCAGCGCTGTGGCGCGCTGATGCGGATCAGTGCCCAGCGATGGCTTCCAGCTCACCGGGCGCCGCTGAGCCCGTGCCGTAGCCACCAGACGGTTGTAGACCTCGCGGAACGCCACGCGCGCGCCAATGTCGTCACCGGCCGCCAAGACAGGCCGGCACGAATTGAACGCTTCCGCTATCTCCTGCGTCCAGACCACGGTCACAGCCTCGTCACGCCCCGTCAGCGCGATCGCCCACGCTTCCTCAGGACCTGGCCGACTATCGCGCGCAGCGGCTTCCTCGATCTTCTGGATGATGTCGGCCGGCTTAGGGGTAAAGCGCCCGCGTTCCTTATCCATGCAGTGGGCCGACAGCGCAGTGCGAACCACTGGCAGCGGGTATTCGATAAGAGACTGGAAAAACATCGCTTTGGCGCCGGCGCTGATTACCTTGCCAGTACCAGAGCCGATCAGGTCATAGGCATCGTCCAGCAGCTGGAAGAACTCGTCAATGTCTTGCTCTTTCATACCAGCTCCATTTCAAAGGTCATGCCGTCGTCTGGCGCTGGCGGCCGGCGGCCCATCAAGCGGGCCTTGGCATCGGCGCTGGCCTGCTGGCGCTGGTCTTCCATTTCTTGGCGACGGTCACCCAGCTGGCGGCGCGGCGCGGTGGCGCGAGCAACCACCCAGTCAGCCTCGTAGTGCTCGTCCGGGCCAAAGAACGTCGCCGGCTGCTTGATGAACTGCGGCTCGGTGCGCTCGGCCTTGCAGTAGGCAGCGTACCGGCGCGCGCCCTCGACCATCACTTCCGGCGACACCTTGGCCTTGATGCGGGCCTGCCATGCCTTCCAGGTGGCCGCCTTGCTGGCGCCGGGGCGCTTCGGGTATTCGCTCCAGGCTTCCTCAAATTCGGCGCTGTACTTGCCCTTCGGCGCGGCAGGGTGCGCCAGCGCATCATAGGCGGCCAGCAGTTCCTGCAAGGCGACTTGGGTCACAGAAACCAACGTGTAATTCCCCGTTGCATTTGTGGCTGGAACTGTCCAGCGAAGTTCTGCGGCGGCGCGCAGCTCCATGTGGTCGGTGGTCATGGCTGCTCCCGTTTCAGTACGCTAGCCGCCAGCTTGCTCGACCAGATGGCGGCGCGGCTGCGGTCCTGCACGCGCTGGATGATACGGCCTTTGCCCAGCGCTTGGGCGGCGGCGAAGATGCGCCACATCTGCTTATACTTCTCTGCCAGCGGCATGTCGCTGAACAGATTGCGGCTCAGGCTGCGATTGCGGTTCAGCGCGCAGGTTTCCATGATGCGCACCAGCAGCGCGATCTTCCGCTTGATGCGGCGTTTGCGGGCGCTCATAGGAGTCCTTTCAAAATATCGATACCGCGTTGATGGAATGGCGAAACTTCGACCTGTGGCTTGCCGTAGCCGGTTGCCTTGCGACCCAAGCGGAAGATTGCGACGTCGCGCATGTCGGCGGTGATTTCGCGTTGGCCGTGCTGCTCGATCCAGCCGGCGCGAAGTGGGTAAGGAATGCCGAAAGCCTTGCACTCGGCAGCCGTCAGGACCGTTGGCGCGTCCATCTGGTATTTTTGCTGCATGTACTCGATGATTTTCATCACACTTCCTTTTCAGGTATTAGTTATATTAAATATAAAGGTACAGCTACATTTCGACTAATGACTGGGGTTAGGAAAAACCTTGCCCAGCTTCATTTCTTTTAAAGCACTGTGAACTGAATCCCGTAACCATGGCTGCCCGTCATCAGTGGGCCAATCTGCCTGCCAGCCTTTCGGCCGTTTTCCTTTTACGCCATGTCCTGCGCCGATGTGCTCGACTGCAAGGCCCCCAGTCATTAGCCTGGGAATCAGTTCGCCCTGTTCTCCCACGCTGCCGGACGGCACTTGCTGACGTGTGGGGTACGGTCAATGTGGCGCAGAACGCAAAAAAGCCCTCAGAAGTATCGGCGCTTTCATTCGTGGCAGCGAATCGGGATTTAACCCAGAAAACGCCGAGGCTTGTGAGGGCTTCGGATTTGTCTCTGCTGCCACATCGACAACCGAACTCTGCCACGCCCACTTGAGTTAAGTCAACAGTTTTCTTAAAAAACATCAACGACTGGCGCAAATCGGCAAGAAAGACACGGTTTGCGCTAGTCGGCTTGTCCCTGATCCAGCGCGCGCTCCAGACGTTCCTCCAAGTCGTCAAGGAACTCCTGCTCGTCATCCTCGTCAACACAGTCTGAGCAGATGCCTCTGATAGCCGACTCGCGGGACCACAGGCGCGTGTTGCACTCGGTGCAGTAGTCGTGAATCTCTTCGTCGTCCATCATGCTGCCTCTCCCGCCACCGCGCGCACCGCCACCACCACCGCCGGCGTGGCGTGGTACAGCTTGCGGATCGTGTGCAGGACGATCTGGGAGTCATCGATATAGCAGACCCCGTTCAGCCCGTCTTCGATGGCCTTCAGCACGTTTGCCGAGTCCGGCTTCTTCGTGGCGCGCACCTGGCCGGCGGCGGCGGCCACCTGCTTTTTCTTTGACCAGCTGGGCGGGATCGGCATCCGGATTTCCAGCAGCATTTCCATTGGCGCCGCGCATGGTGGCTGGCCAGCCATGGCGGCCGTCGCGGTGTTGCGCACCAGCGTTTCATACTCGCGCGTCTTGGCCGGCGTGTAGGTCCGCACGAAGCCGCCGACCTGGGTATGGCGCGCGCGGCCCTTGGCTACCGGTGCGCCGGGGATGGCG